ATTATCAAAATCAATCGTTCAGCAAGGTTTGACTCAGATGTGTTTGCTCCTAAAAAAGCTGACACAATAAATGATCTTAAACGTGAGTTCAAGAAGTTTGCGAAGACTAAGAAAGGCAATAAGCAATTAGTTGCTAGGATCACTGATGCGGTAGCGGCATGAAGAAGCTCATTGCTCTTTTTACTCTCGCTGCTCTCAGTGTTCAAGCAAATCAAAATACTTGGGATTATCCCTTATTTGATTTTGATAGATTTGAGATTGAAAAGTCTCAAGACTATTATAAATTTCAATCGAGTCTAAGAAAAGATCAAGATGTTTTAGACGAGTTTAATAATTCTGGAATTCTGAGTTATCTATTATTTGAGAACAATAAAATTGTAATAGATGAAAATAAATATTATTCTTTGGTTGGTGATGGTCCATTACCCTCACATTCAATGGGTAAAAGTTTAGTATCATATGTTACCGGACATGCAATTTGTAATGGCCATATTACTAGTGTTGATGAAAAGCTTAATTGGGATTTACTTCACAATACTCTGTATTATGGTCAACCGCTAATTAATCTTTTAAATATGACAGCGGGAGATCAAAAATATGTTGGTACTTACCATTATCCAAAGAATGATAATCTATTAAAGTATTCGAATATTAATTCAAATATTCATAGTCTTAAATTTATAATGGATTCAGATCTGAATAACACCAGAAAAGAGAGAGAAGTTTATAATTATAGTGCTCTTACTACTAATATCATATTTAATTATGTATTGCATAAAAGCGGTGATGATATATTAGATAAAGTTTTTAATGAGCATGTGAAAGTAAAGAACAATGTGTATTTTACAAAAACACGTATAGGCGAAGATCAATCTGCGCGTTATAGTTTTTATGCAGATAGGTATGATTATTTACGAATAGCTAAAACTATAATGGATGACTGGAATAGTAATAGCTGTATTGGCAATTATCTAAGAACAATACACGATAGAAGGATTGCAAAAGGACAAGGATATAAAAATAGAAAAAAGGCAATTCATAGCTATACAACAAGCTATGGAGGTCAATTTCATTTTGATGTTTTTGGTTTAAGTCAAACACTTATTGGCTTAGATGGATTTGCAGGTCAAAATATTTTAATTGATGTGGACAATGAAAAAATAGTAGTAATCAATTCAAAATATGAAGACTATGATTGGGCAGAAATTGTTTATGAAAAGTATGTACATTAAGCAATTACGTGATATAATAATACCATAATGAAAAAGGACCTATATGAAATTTAATGAATTACAAAACATCCAGGAATTGACAGCGTACGTTGAGAGTACTTACTCTAAACATTATGCTGCTCCGAATGGTGTACAAAGTATGGATCTAATCTCTGCTTCTGGCTTAGGATTAGATTTTTGTCTTGGCAATGTGTTAAAGTATGCGTCAAGATATGGTAAAAAGAACGGAGCAAATCGTGAAGATCTTATGAAGATCATGCACTATACTCTATTGGCAATAAACGAACACGACTTAAAGGAGTCTAATAATGAGCTTGATTGAAAAAATGCACGAAGTAGAAATTTGGCACGCGGAAAGAGGAACAACACTTGAAGCACAAGGTCTTCCAGAAGAATGGAAACCTGGTATTGTATTTTGGTTTATGACATTAATAACATGGGGTGTTTGGTACTTGTTTAATAGAAGTTGGTATGATCGTGAAAACGAAAGACGACTTGCCGAATGGGTAGAGATCCAATACCTTGCAATTCAGCAAATCAAGCATGAAGAAAGATTGGATGACATAGCACGAATTAAAGCGGAGGCAGTATGAAACTTAGTAATGAAATAAAAGATGTATTGAGCAACTTCCAAGGGATCAATAGTAATATTGCTCTTGGTGAAGACAATGGTGTTATTCGAACCATGTCTACTTCTAAAACACTTATGGCAAAGGCAAACTTAAAGTTTGAATCGCCATATCCATTTGGCATTTATGACTTAAGTGAATTTATAGCTTGTCTTAATATGTTTGATGATCCTACATTGTCATTTGATGATGATAAAAAGTTTGTTAAAATTACTGATGGTGTCACATCATTCCAATATTACTTTTCGGATATCGACATCCTAACAGTCCCAACAAACGATATTAATCTTGATTGCAAAGATCTGCAATTTACTCTTACTGACGAAGAGTTAAACAAGTTGCGCAAAGCATCTTCTACTCTAAAGACCAGTCAATTGAGTGTAAGAAAAACATCTATGGGTGGAGAATTTATTGAATGTATTGTTGTTGATAAACAAAATCCAACATCAAACCAATTCACAATGAATATTGCAAATTGCAGTATAAATACAAATGCAGAGTTTGATTGTGTTTTTGATATAAACAATTTCAAATTTAAACCTGCTGCTGAATATGTCTTCGGAATAGACAAAAAGCAGGTTGCATTGATAAAGGCCGGCAACACAGATTACTGGGTTGCTCTAGACAAAACTACAACATTTAAGGAATCATAATGGCAAAGAAAGATAAAGCGACTGAAGCTGAAGCTCCAACGACTGAAACTGTAGAAGCATCACCTGTGCCTCAGGGGCAGGGACTTAACCTAAGTGACATTCGTGCTTGTGTTAGTATAATCGATATAGTAACGAAGCGCGGTGCGTTTGAAGGCGTTGAGTTATCAGATGTCGGTGCAGTACGTAACCGTTTAGCTGGTTTTCTACAAGCAGCTGATGAAGCTCAAGCTGCTAAAGTATCAGAAGAAACTAAAGCTGAGTAAGTATGTACTTTTAACTAAAGCATGGTATAATAATATCATGCTTATTATATTATGAGGTGTATGTGAAAGAATTTTTATTCGTAGAAAAGTATAGACCGCAAACAATCCAGGAGTGTATTCTCCCTGATGACTTAAAGGAAACTTTCCAGAAAATAGTCGATAAGGGAGAACTTCCTAATATGATGTTTACAGGTTCAGCTGGTGTAGGTAAGACTACAGTAGCTAAAGCAATGTGTAACGAATTAGATCTTGACTATATGTTAATCAATGGATCAGAGGATGGTAACATTGATACATTACGTGGTAAGATCAAACAATTTGCAAGTACTATATCATTACAAGGCGGACAAAAAGTAGTCATCCTCGACGAGGCTGATTATCTTAATCCACAATCTACACAACCAGCTCTTCGTGGATTCATTGAAGAGTTTTCTGGTAATTGTAGATTTATTCTTACTTGTAATTTTAAGAATCGTATAATAGATCCTCTACATTCAAGATGTTCTATATACGAATTTAATTTAGGAAACAAGGCAAAGATGGCGCAGGCATTTATGTCTAGACTTCAGTTTATCCTTGATTCCGAACATATCATATATGACAATGCAGTAATTGCAGAACTCATTATGAAATATATACCAGACTGGAGACGTGTCATCAATGAATGTCAAAGGTATGGAATGAGTGGTCACATTGATACTGGAATACTTGTTACTCTATCAGAGTCAAGTATAAACGGATTGATGGAAGACCTAAAGACAAAAAACTTTAAGAAGATGCGTAAATGGGTAACAGATAACATTGACGTAGAATCGGCAAAGTTATTTAGAATGATTTATGATAATATGTCAGAGTATGTTGAACCTTCAAGTATTCCTCAGTTAGTTTTAATACTTGCAGACTATTCTTACAAAGATAGCTTTGTAGCAGATCATGAATTGAATGTAGTGGCATGTATGACTGAGATCATGTCTCAAATAAACTTTAAATAGGAGAATCGATATGGAATTGACGAGTCTACAAAAACTACCTACGTTAACTGAATTATTTTTCGGTAAGGGTATAGACCCAGCAACTGACAAACCTTTTAAAAAGCCAGCGAAAGCTGCAGAGAAAAAGGTTGTCTCGAAGAAAAAATTGGAGCAATAAATGGTAGAGTCACTGGCAGATTACGCATCAATTATTGCAGCATTAGCTATGGTTAATGTTGTATGGCAATTAGAAAGGGCTAGTAAATTATTACAAGCCATGAGCAGACTTTTAGCGGAGGCAGTAGCAGAACATGACTAAGTACAGTAATGTAACACCTTACAGAGAAACTAATAATTTCTTTGCATCACCAACTCTATACGAAAATATTATAGAGTTTTTACATGATGAAATTATTGAAGTATCGTTTTATAAAAAAGATGGTACTGAACGTGTAATGAAATGTACACTAAAACAGGATCTAATTCCAGAATCTGCATTTGCGAATGTACGTGAAGACTTTGGTCCAGGTAAACCAGCATTTGGTACTCATGAAGATACATCAGATTCTGAAAATGCTGGTGTAAAGCCATCATATATTAATGTATGGTCGGTTGAAGATAAAGGATGGAGATCATTTATAGTTGATAATGTTAAATATATAAAGACTAATTTAGATGAATCCGTTTGAATTAATTAAATCTATATCCTCTACAAAAAAGGATATACTGGAAAATGAGAAAGACTACAATGCCTTTATGGTGAATCGTGGTCTTTCGTATTTTCCTGATACTGTGATATACGCTAATGAAATGAATAAGTTTCACCACTTGGATAGCCGCCTACAGTATCATTTTCTTATAAATACTATTAGAAAACGTAATCGTTTTTCTAAGTGGAATAAATCTATTGAATCTGAAAATATCAATGCTATAAAAGAATATTATGGTTATAGCAATGAAAAAGCTCGTGATGTACTTCCGCTTTTAAGTAATGACAAACTCAAAACTTTAAGAGGAAGAATACAGCATGGCGGAATTCAACGATGAACTGGTAAATTGGAAACCAGAGATGATGTTAGAGGTTACACTGGCGGAGCCAGATGATTTTTTAAAAATACGTGAGACCCTCACCAGAATAGGCGTTGCATCAAAGAAAGACAACAAATTATATCAATCATGCCATATACTACATAAACAAGGCAGATATTTCATAACCCATTTTAAAGAACTATTCTTATTAGACGGTAAGCCTTCTAATCTTACAGAGAATGATCTTAAACGTAGAAATACTATTGTCAAATTAATGGATGATTGGGGATTACTTACTACAGTTGCTCCTATTGGAGAAACAGCAGCATTAAATCAAATTAAAATTATATCTCACAAAGATAAAAATGATTGGGAATTATGTCCCAAATATAATATAGGTATCAAATGAAACCTGTATAAATAAAACTGAATACGCCGAAAGGGTATTCGTTTTTTTAACCTTGCTATATATAGGAGGTCAATATGACAAACTTAGCATTTACAAACTTCCCAAGGGATACATTCTTGGGATTCGATCAACTCTTTAACACATTACAAAATACTACATTCGAGGCCGGTCGTGGTCAAGGATATCCCCCGTATAATGTAATTAAAAGGGATGATGGTCACTTTCTAATTGAAATCGCTGTTGCAGGATTTAG